GCGCCCGTTGACGACAGCAGACTTGCCGCTGGCCAGCTTTCGCGGCTTGGATAGATTGCCCTCGATCGACACTTCCCACGGGTAGCCGTTCTTCGAGTTGCCTGCCACCTCGTCGCGATACGGCGTGACTGCCGAAAGAAGCCCGGACACCTTGACGTCGCTCGTGCCAACGTGAACGTCCGTAAGATGCCCAACTCTCTGATTGCTCTTGTGATCCAGATTGACCTTGGCGTTTTTGTGTGCGGTCATGCCCGATAGATCGATCACGTAGTCTGCATCAAGTCGCGGCGTCGATGTGTCACCTGGAACCACGGCCCCGCTGTAAGCAATCGATTCAAACGTCGGCGGACCGCTTTCGCCTTCACCGGATGCGAGTGCGATCGTTACCGGTGCGCGAATGGCAGACATCGTATAGGTCTGACTTGTCGGCTTGGATAAACTGAATTCCCATCCCATGAGTTTGCCCATTACATCGACTCCCGTGTCGCCATCTCGTCCTGAGGTGCAGTTTGCGTCGGCATGGACACACCGATGATTGTGGCGACATGATTCATGGTGCCCTGCGGCGTATTTTTGAGCATGAGGATCTGCCGCATTTTCGAGATGTTCTCTTCGGACGCATCCCCGAAGTAATCCTCGGTCATCACGGCGATCTGATCCTCAAGATCCTGCCCCATGTCGGAGTATGCTTGACGCAGAGTGAGCGTGCCGTTCTTTAGCCGCATATCGACTGCGGTCGCTTCCTGGACAGCGTCAATGACAGGGTGTACTGGCCAATCAAATTGATGCTGCGGAGGAATATCGCGGCGATCGGCAAGGATCGTCCACTCTCGGAACCATGCCGCGAATACTCGATCGCATACCGTGTCGTCGCAGTCCCGGCGTTCGACGTTGATATCCGCGCGATAGCAGAGCGTATCGAGTTTTCCGGAGGCGAAAGAGTAGGTCGATGAATCGCAGGATGCCGCGTTGTACGGCATGGCGATCGGCCGTGCCTGCTCGCTCAACTGCTGGCGATGGAATTCGGCATATTGAGCATTGGGATGCTTGCCTTCCATCTGGTTAGCGGTCCATCCCATCGGAAGTGCGACGAGTCCGCGCTGCGGGACGACGTAGTTGGTCAGCGGCATGACTTCATCTGGCTCGTCGTCACCGGCTGGCGACATCTGCGATTGAAGCATCGCGCCAATGCTCGCCGCAGTCTCGGCCGCCTTGACCGTTGCTTCCCTGTGTCGCCGACTTGTCGCTCCAACATTCAGCGTACTGGTAAGTGCCGGACGTCCGCGATGAGCACCGGGCCGCGTTAGCTTGAACCAATGCAGCATGTCACTGGCAGGAATCTGGATCGGATCTTCGACAGCGGAAAAGGTTGTGCTGCCAGGATGATGACGCAGCACGTCATACCAGAGGATGTTATTGTTTTCGTCGAATCGGATGCCGTCGATGTAGCCGACTGATTCCTCGAAACTCCACTGCGGCGACTGGCACTGCTCAGTTTCAATCAGGAATAGATCGAGTTGGACGTTGTTCCTAATCCCTGGATTATTGACCATGATCGCGAACGCTTCGCCGTCCTGATAGCGAGCGTGTGCCATGCACCACAGCTTGCGTGCGAATTGAATCGCCTGACACCATCGGAACCATTCTCGCTCAACCAGCTGATTGAACGTCTTATTCCCGGTGAGCATCCGAAGCGACGGACCAACGCCGACAACCATGTTGCAATGTGTCGAAATGATCCCGTCGTAGTAGCCGTTGCTTCCAGCTTCGTACCGTGAGTTGCGAACGAGTCGCTCCCGAACTGGTCTGCTATTTGACGAGTCCGCGTCCAGTGCGTCGGCGTGGAGCCAGTGAGGATCAAGATCTGTCCCTGTGCGGGCCGCGTCGTATGTCAGTCGCGTCCGCCCTTGAAACAGTCCGGCGAGTTCAGCTTTCGGCTTGCCATTCTTAGGTTTGCCGTTGCTAGGGATGCCAGTTAGTGGATGGATGCGATTGGTCACTAATCGTAATGCGGCATGATCTTCTGAATGCGGATGCCAAATCCCGGTCGCTGACTGGCCGCATTCGCTTTGGTGTGCTCCTCGGCCTTGAGAAGTTCGCTGATGCTGATCTGGTCGACCGACTGACCGGCGATCTGAACTCGCTGAATGCCCTCGATGGCCGTTTGCTCGATCCGCTCCGAGATTGTTTCCACGTCTGGCATGTTGGTTTCCTTATCCGGCGAGCGCAATAAAAAAGGCCGCGCGAGGATGCGGCCCCGCATGGCCTTTGTATTGCGCTGGTTTCGCGACAGGTAATTAGTCCGTCACGTCGCCGATTCGAGTTGTCTTAGACGCCAACCATTCAACAGACGGAGGCTTGGCATTGCAAGCAGCTGATTCCACGGGTGGACTATTCGTCGCGAGTCGGCACGGTCCGCAGAAACTCAGGACGGCCCTGCTTTGTCACATATTGCTGCCGACATTCAGAGCATCGGCAGTAGCGGACAATGACGCGGTCCCATTGAGAAGTACGGTAGATCGAGATTTGACCGCTGCCGCACGACGGACACGGACAAGATGACGGACCTGATCCGGCGAGTTCCGCCAGACTCCTGCGTTGATTCGGTGGAGTCCGTGCCATTGGTCACCTGCTGGCAAGGTCCGCGAGCGATGGACGATCTTCGGGACGGGTGCGCTTCGAGCCTTGCACGCCGGGAATTGCCTGCGGTATTTTGGCGGTTACCGGCCCAGTCAGCCGAATCCCCTTGATGCTCGCCGCGACGTCGGAATAGTAACTCGCATCGAGCCAGTGATTCTCTTTACTGACCGGCTTCCACCGTCGCCGCAGTCCACCCTTGAATGGCTCCTCAACTTCCACCTCCGCGCAGATGTGGTGAGCGTATGACGTGTGTGATCGCTCGTCTGGACTCATCCTAGTGCGATCCTCGTCATGTTCGCCCCACATGGAAAGGCAGCCTGGCTTGTCAGTGGACGTCATCCATCGGTCATGCTCCCATGCTTTCCAGTGGTCGGCGTAGGCCTCGCACAGCCAGATATTACCATTCTTCGCCAACTTCCAATTGTCGCCTGGAATCACGACGGCAGTGCGATGCTTGGCATTGGTGAAGGATGGCTTGACGCAGCCGAGTGATTTGCCGAATCCCATGACCGGATAGACGCCGAGCCCGGATGACGCACAGGCCGCGTACACGGCGTCGGTGCGGTATCCAGCGTCCACGAGTGTCAGGTGGTGAGCGGATGCGATCTGGGAGCCATCAGCGAACGCATAGGTGGCATTCCGGAATTCGTCGATGCGTCGCATGACGGCATTGCGAATTGCTTTATCCAGCCCTAGGTCGCTCTTGTACTTCAAGGCACCACCGACATCCTGCCGGCCATAATCGATGACATAGCCGGTGCCGTCTGGTTTCCACGCCCTGACAACCCAATGGAGCAGCCACTTTCCGACGTCCACGCCTTGAGTCAGGACCGTGCATCCGTCTGGGATGCGTGCCATCGGAAGGCCAGATAGTTGCCGCTGAATCAGCGCAGCCGATATTCCTGAGGCGACTGGCCCCGTTTCCTCTGGCGGATCGTTGTCGTATTCTGCCGCAACCGCATCAGGACCGAGGCGAGCGATGAGGTTGTAGTAATGCTGGAGCGAAGAGACTTCGACTTGTGAACCGTCCGGCAGAATCTCACCGTTGAACCGATTCGGATTGGCAACGATGGCACCTTCATCCATCGACGCCCGATTGGCCAGGTACATCGCGTGCGATCGGCGGCCGTGCGGGTTGATGATTGTCCCAGTGTCGTCCTTATCCTGGATCTCAGATAAGTAGAGCTGTATGTATTCCTGCCACAACTCAGGACGGTGCGGCGGATGGACGAGATACCGGAACCGCTCGCCCTTCCAGGTCGGCTTGCTTGCCAGGTCGGTGAACGTGTAACTAACCGATAGCCTCGATTGGAGCGTGGTTAACATCACGCGACCGATACCGCGTTGCTGGCCGCCGAGTCCTCCGATGGCACGGTCTATCCGCGTCTCTAGCTTCTTCGATTGCTCCTCACTGCGAGCGGTGTCCTCGGTGTCCGGATCGTCGATGATCGCGAGCTTTGGCCGCTTGCCTCGCTTCTTAAGTCCACGCACAGCCGAATCAAGGCCGCGAGTCGCGATGATCGCACCGGAGGAAGGCGAACCTGGGACGGTTGGCAGAATTACTTCCTGGCCGCACCAACTAAACCGCGTCTCGGCCATCTCATAAAACTCGCCGTTGTCGAACCGCTCACCATTGACCCGCTGGGTATTGGCCTTCTGCGGTGCACCCTCCAGCGAGCGGACCGGATAGCACACTTCGGGATAGTCGGCCGCGAGTCGCTCGTTGTCGATGATTGCG